ATTAAACGAAAATATAGTTAATGATAGTGTAGTTATTCATAGAGGTTTATTAGATAGTAATAATTCTGTAATTGCAGACCCTTTGTTATTATACTCAGGTACAATAGATACATATGCAATTAGCGAATCAGAAAAAGAATCAGCATTATCTTTAACAGTTGTATCACATTGGGCAGACTTTGAAAAAAGGTCAGGTAGATTAACAAACAATAATTCTCAACAAAGATTTTTTAGTACAGATGTTGGTATGAATTTTAGTTCACAAACAGTATTAGATATTAAATGGGGTAGAAAATGACAACATTTAATGAGGTTATTAATTTATATAAACAATTTAATAGATACAAAGAAAACACTTACGAAGAAATATACAATCATATACTTCCATCAATAAACCATAATTATTATAAAATATTTAAAAATGATAAAATATATGGATTTGCAAACTGGGCATTTGTAAATGAAAATACACAAAATAAATTTATACAAACAGGAGTTATTGATAATTGGAATTGTGGAGATATTATGTTGCATATTGATTTTATTGCTACAAAGAATGTCAAACAAATAATGAGTTGGTTAAAAAACAATAGTGCGAAACTTTTAGGATTAAATAAAAAGATACATTGGGTAAGATTAGATAATGATAATAAAGTTAGAAAAATTATGAAACAAACTACAAAGGATAGTTGGTTATGGGTGGCGTAGTTAAAAAAGTTACAAAAGTATTTAGAGCAGTAAGGGTTTTTAAATTTTTAGCTAATATAAATCCTTGGGTTGCTTTAGGTGTATTTGCAGTTGGTTGGTTATTTATGCGTTCAAGAAAACCAGATGTTCCAGACTTTGGTACAAATGACTTTGATGCTACAGAAAAAGGTATATTAGTAAACAAACAATCTAACAATGCTAGTATTCCAATAGTATATGGCGAAAGACTCATAGGTGGTACAAGAGTATTTATTGAAACAAGTGGAACTGATAATACATACTTATATGTTGCTTTAGTTTTATGTGAGGGCGAGATAAACTCGATAGAAGAAATAAGAGTAGATGATAAAGTAGTAACTTTTGATGGTGCATTAACAGATAACACTCAAAGAAATGTAGCAAGTTCTGATAGTAATTTTTATAAAGCAGACCCAAATGTTGAAGGCTCATCTGCAGAAAGTACTATTTTAATAGAGCCACATTTTGGAACTGACGGACAATCTGCATCAAGTTTATTATCTACATTAAGTTCATGGGGTAGCAATCATAAGCTATCAGGAATATGTTATTTAGCAATTAGGTTTAAATGGAATCAAGATGTGTTTGGTGGAATACCACAAGTGCAAGCAAAAATAAAAGGTAGAAAAATTGTAACATTAGCCTCAAATTTATCAGAGCAAACTGCAAGTTTTTCAACAAACCCAGCTTTCTGTTTATTAGATTATTTAAGAAATGAAAGATATGGAAAAGGTATAGCTACATCAAGTTTAGACTTACAAAGTTTTTATGATGCCTCACAAGTTTGTGTAACACAAGTAACTCCATTTTCTGGTGGAAGTGATATAAATTTATTTGATTGTAATGCAGTAATTGATACATCAAAAAAAGTTATTGATAATGTTAGAGAAATAATAAAAGGTATGAGAGGATATTTACCTTATGTGCAAGGTAAGTATAGATTAAACATCGAAACAACAGGCAGTGCGTCTGTATCACTTACAGAAGATGATATTATTGGTGGTTATGCTTTAGCCTCGCCATCAAAAAATTCGAAATATAACAGAGTTCTTGTTTCATTTGTCAATCCAGATCGTAACTATCAAGTAGATGAAATACAATATCCAGCAGTAGATGATAGTGCATATGCTACTGCAGACAAACACTCAACAATGAAATCAGTAGATGGTGGTTTTTTACTTGAGGGTAGGTTTGATTTTAGAACAATTACAAGTCCATACCAAGCAGAAGAAATGGCAGAAATTATTTTAAGAAGATCAAGAGAGGCATTGGGATTAAATTTAAATGTAGGTTTTAAAGCATATGAATTGCATATTGGCGATATTGTTAATGTATCTATTTCTAGTTTAGGATTTAGTTCTAAAGCTTTTCGAGTTTTATCTATGACATTTAATGAAGATTATACAATAGGTTTAGCATTGGTAGAATATCAAGCATCACACTACACATTTGCAACAAAAGGACAAGTAGCAAGTACTCCGTCAACTAACTTACCTAATCCGTTTAGTATTCAAGCACCAGCAAGTATAACTTTATCTGATGAAATGATAGAATATGCTGATGGTGTAGTTTTAACTAGATTAAATATTTTAATAGGAGCAAGTACAGATAAATTTGTACAATATTATCAAGTTGAGGCAAAACAAAGTACAGAAACTAATTTTAAGATTATATCAAATGGTACACAATTAAGACATGAACTATTAAATGCAGTTGATGATGTTATATATAACGTTAGGGTAAAAGCTATAAATTCTTTTGGTGTATCGTCTAGCTATACAAGTGCATCAAGAAAAATTGTAGGAGCAACTGAAACACCAGCAGATGTTGATGATTTGTCTGTTAGTTTAGTAGGCTCAAATCAAATGGAATTATCATGGACACCTGTGGCAGACCTAGATATTTCTTGGTACGAAATAAGATACCAAGATGTGCAAAGTGGTGCAACATGGAATGCAAGTAGTCCTCTTGCAAAAGTAGTTAGAAGAAAGTCAAACAGTTTAACAGTTAATGCACAAACAGGATCGTTTTTAATTAAGGCAGTTGACAAGCTAGGAAACGCAAGTGCAGAAGCATCTATTGTAACAACTAATATTTCTGGATTACAACAATTTAAAAATATATTAACAGTGAGTGAATAATGGCAGATTTTTTAGGAACAAGAGATAGTAATGTTGCAATATCAGAAGATAATGTTGGAAGAAAAGTATTGATATTAGATACTATCACACAATTTGATAGTGGTGTTGGCAATATAGAATCAGCAGAGGGAGTGTTTGATCTTGGTGGAACAGATTCTACTTCTAATCCAACAAATTTTAATTCTAATATACAATCATCTGGTTTTTATACATTTGCAAACACTATAAGTTTAGATGCTATTTATGATGTTAATTTAGGAGTTGTTTTAGGAATGACATCAGAAGATGAGTATGATTTATTCGATTCAGGACGAGGAGCCTCTCTGTTTGAGGATGCTAAAGCACCATTCGATGGAAGTGCTGAAATATTTGCTGGTGCAGAAATACAAGTAGGTGTAGATAACACAAGTTTAGCAAACATAACTTCTTTTCAAAAAATATCACAACAAAGTACAATTAAAGGTAGGTATTTTAAATTTAGATGTAAGATTATAAGTGATAATAACAAGGTAAGAGCAAAGGTACATAGCTTACAATATAAAATTAACTTTGAGGTAAGAACAGAGTCAGGCGAAGATGTAGTAGCTTCTGCGTCAGGACAAGCAATTACTTTTACAAACTCTTTTTATGCTACGCCATCTATTGGAATTTCAGCACAAGGATTACAAACAGGCGATTATTATCAAATTACAAGTAAATCGAAAACAGGCTTTACAATTAGGTTTTATAATAGTAGTAATACAGGAATTAGCAAAACATTCGACTACCAAGTTTTCGGATATGGCTTGAAAAGTTAACAGAATTAAACTATAAGGATTAAATATGAGTCAAGTATCAGATGTAGTTTTAGCAAACCAAGGATTCGCTTCCTTTAGAACAGAATTAAATAATATTCTAGGTGCATTAAACACTATGCATGTAGGAAGTTCTGCACCATCATCAGTAGCAACAGGAACAATGTGGGTTGACAATGGTACATCAGGAACACTTAAAGTAAAAATTAACGATGGCTCTGACAACATAGAATTATTTAGTATAAACACAACGAGCAACGCAATTAGTAGCACAATGTCAGTTACAGGAACAATATCTGAAACTGATCCAAATGCTTTACCTCTTGCGATTGCGTTAGGATAACATATGGCAAATACATTTAAAGTAAAAACAAATGGTGCAATGCCTGCATCTGCTGGAACTCCACTTACAATTTACACAGTTCCAAACTCAACAACTTGCGTAGTTATTGGCTTGACACTTTGTAATATTCACACAACAGGAGTTACAGCTTCAGTTCAATTAGTATCAGACACATCAGATACAGAAACAAACGAAACAGTTTTATTAGTAAAAGATGTATCAATCCCAGCTGGGAGTTCACTTGAATTGTTAACAGGTGGTAAAGTTGTTGCACAAGCAACTGATATTATTAAAATTGATTGTTCAGTTACAGCAAAATTAGACGCAACATTATCAATATTAGAAATCACATAGGAGTAAATAATGAGTTATATTGGACTCCCACCAAAAGCAACATTTTCTTCAGGATTACTAGATAGATTTACAAGTACAACAGGCACTACTGTTACACTAACCCATGATATAGCTTCAGAAAACGATATTGTTGTTTTTGTAAATTTTGTAAAACAAGATAGCACAACTTATTCAGTTGGTGGCACAGGAAACAAAACTTTAACTTTAGGTGGCACATTAGTTTCATCTGATATTGTTGAAGTTCATTATTTAAATATTGTGGGTCAAACAGTTGCACCATCTTCAGGAAGTGTTGGCAGTTCTCAACTTACATCAGGTGCAGTTACAGGAGCAAAACTAAACACAGATGTAATTTCAGCACAAACGGAATTAGCATCAGGTGTAGCATCAACAGACGAACTTTTAATTTCTGATGCTGGAGTTTTAAAAAGAGTAGATGTATCTTTAGTTGGTGGAACTATGACACCAGCTTTTGAAGCAGTATTAAGTGCAGTTCAAAATGTAAGTGATAATACTGATACTAAACTTCAAGCTAATACTGAAACTCTTGATACTGATAACGCATATGATAATTCTTCAAATTATAGATTTACACCTCAAACTGCAGGAAAGTATTATGTTTATGGTAATATTTATGGCGACCCACAAACTGCCTCAGATTTATATTATGTATATGCTTTTTTAAAAAAAAATGGTTCTCAAATACATCAACAAGCAGTAGATTTTAGAAATAATGCAATGCGAGAAGCATCAGTTTTTATACAATCAGTTGTAGATATGAATGGGTCATCTGATT